GACCACCTCGCCCGCTTCTTTCCAACCGGCAATTCCCTTTTCTGCCAGCACTGCGACGCCCTTACCTGCCACATCACCGAATAGGGCCTTGCCGATCTCGATCCGCTTTTTCTCGGTCAGCCCTTTCATCTTTTCCAGCTCACCGATCATCTTTTCAAAGCCTACAAACTTGTCGTTTTCATCCCAAAAGTTAAACTCAATGCCGGTGCCGGATAGTTCCTCCCTCACCTTTTTCATTTTCACGCTGTTCTTGCTAATGCGGTTGTCAAAATCCGCCATTCGCGCCACCAGCTGATCCAGCGAGGTGCCTATCTGGGTTGCAGGCATACCGGCCTGACTCATCATGCCCACCAGCCGCAAAACGCTTTCCGATGCACCAGCCCCTTGCAGGTTCAGCTGTTTCAGTGAACCGCTTAGATAAGGCATGGCGTAAAAAATTTCGGTGGTATCCAAACCAAAAGCAAACTTAGCCTGGCTGGCCTGGTTGGTAAACTTCGTCATATCTTGCGCGGCAATGCCAAATGAGTCTTGAAACTTGGCAATCTTCATTGCCGCGTTTACGTAGTCTTCACCTGTAACCGCCGCAAAATCAGCAACTGCCTTACCTGTACCTGACAGAATATCCTTAACCTGAATACCTTGTTCCTGAAGCACCCGGAACATCTTGTAAAAATCCTCGGTGCTGCCCATGTAGTCTTTGCCCAACTGATCGGCCAGCTTGGACATACCGGCATAATCAGCCTGATTAACCACACCGCCCTTGCCCATCATGGCCACCTTAAGATTAGTCTGAGCAGCTTCCAGATCCTTAAAGGCGGCCAATGATTTGGCAACACCCGTGCCTGTTGCGGCAGCACCAAGCTGGGCACGATCACCGGCATCCTTCATCCGCTCTGCCAGCTGTTTGGTTTTGGCAATCATGGCGTCGTATGACTGGGTAAACTTCTGGGCAGTACGACCGATGGCCGCCCCCAGCCCGGTTGCAGCGCGGGTATTGTTGTTCAGGCCCGTAGTCAGTCCGCCGGTTTTCCCTGATGCCCCTACAGCAGCCGTACCAACGCCAGCAACCGATTCGTTGACCTTTTTCATTGGAGCGGTCAACTGGTCGATCATCTTGAAGACTAGGGCAAAGGTTAAGGCGTTGGCTGTGGACATTGGTTTCCTCTGTGCTATACTGATGGCATGTGGATTATCGGCTTACTTTTCATACTGCTTCTGGCAGCCTGTTTCTTCCCGCCGCTTCTGGTGTTGATCCTGTGTGGCCTGGGTATGCTGCTGGTGCTGCTGGCGGTTGGCCTGGTGTTTGGCTCCGTCCAGGGACTCTGGCAGGGGCTGACGGCCCGTAAAGAGCCGTCCCCTTAATCATCTTTCAACCGTCTGTTCATCTCCCTGATATAACTGTCAACTTTTCCTGACCAGTAATCCAGCTCAGCCACCGTCATACGTTCTACGCGCTCTTCTCTGAACTTGCCTTCTCGGGTGAGGTAGATAACCCGTTCGGCAAGGTCGGGGCAGCGGACAAATCCACTGTTTCCGACAGCTTTAAAAAATCCGCGCTTGACAGCCTCTCCAACTCTTCAGGCGGCAGCGCCTTGCCGTCAAACGTCCCAACAGATGAGAGCAGGGCCAGCATGAACGCCAGACCATCGGCTTTACCCGCTACCCGCTCGGCCTTCAGCAGATCATCAACCAGTGGTTGCCTGACCTCCGCTACGTCCACTTTCAGCGACTTCTTGTTCCCTTCAACTTTCGTAACCTTCATGGTTCTTATCCCCCTATATTGGTTCGATACTTCTCCAGTAGATCCACGCCGTTCAACTTGTAAATGTTGGCCAGCACATCCACTTCCACAACATCCTTGCCGTCCACGTTCAGCCTGATGTAGGTCACAGACAGAGATGTCTCGGCCTCTACATTGTCATGCTGCTTGTAGTTGCCCATGGGAAATTTTTTAAACGTACCGGTCATGTACACCACCACCGGCACCTGCTCAGTCCGGCCCTGGCCGGTGTAGGTCTCCAGGCTGGCACGGGCCTGCAACTGCACCGCTGTAAAAGGATTGGCCGCCTTTTTCAGCACGTCCGGGTAGAGCGAGTTCCACTTGATAGTGGATTCCATCTTGTCCAGGCCGGAGGGCAATTCAATTTTACCCACCAGCCCCAGGGCCTTATGCTCGGTCATGGTGACCACAACATCCGGCATCTTGATCTCCTCGGTTTTACCCAGGAATGAGTTGCCGTCGATATAGACGTTGGCGTTGGTGATCTGCTTAATGGTGGTCTGTCCCATTAGTTGCTACCTCCTATGCTGGACAGGTAATCCAGGTTGAGCGTGCGTATGAACGTGATCCGCTCCATTGTTGGCGGCCACATGTAGTCATAGCGGAACGATACATGGCCGTTTGACAGCTCAGTGGTAGGGTTGTCAGCCTGGTCATACCAGCAGTTGCCGTCAATGATCGCCCCATCGCCCACCAGCTTGCGCTGGAATGCCCGAACGCTCTCAGTTACCGAATCAACAAATGCTGGGCTAAAATTTTTATCCAGAAATTGCAGCATGGCGTATTCAATACTGTCGCCGATTACATCGCCGGTACGGATACAGGCCTCAAACGTATTAGGTCCGGATTCAGACGGCCAGGCGGCAGAACGGTTGCCCCAGGTGCGGAAACCGGTGCCGAATGAGTTGAACACGGTTACAATTCCGACCTCATTCAGCAGGTTGATCTCGCTGGTGCTGTCGTTGATCTCGCCGGTTAGCGGCAGTTCAGTGCCCACAATTCCGTCAATCTGGGTATTGGAGTATGAGCACCAGTAGCCGTGTTCCAAATCCTTCCAGGCCCGGAGACCGGCTGCAAACGCACTGTATGGCTGCAGGCCGATGGTGTCGGTAACCGAGTCATACACCTGGAGATGGGGGTAGTGGATCATGCTGCGGCGCGATGAGGTCTGCAGGTTAACGGTGCCGGACGGACCACGGCCTGAAATGGCCTGGGCAAATGTGGTACCCACCGGTGCATCAGAATAGGCGATTGCATGCAGCCGCCCGGCCAGTGCCTCCAGCTCGGTACGGATGGCAGGCAAAAACGACCAGCCCGGCGCGATCAGGATCTTCGGTTTGAACCCAAACAGCGAGTAGGCGTTCAACCACGCCTGCATACCGGTGCGATCACCCGCCACATTCACCGTACCGATGATATCGGCATTGGTGACCAGGGTCGGGTCAAGGGTTTCGCCGGTTTTATGGACAGCCGGGTCAAACACGTTCACCGCAATGACGGTAGCAGCGCCCTTCTTAAACACCGCCTTTAACGCGGTGGGCAGGCTGTACCCGGCAGTTTCAACGCCAAAATACTTGGCAGCAGCCACTTCAGAGGTCAGCAGCACCGGCGTATTGATGGTTTTGTTAGCGGCGTCCACCGTCTGGATCGGCGCGGTACCGACAATGCCGATCACGGCACTTTTGACCACCCGGATGGGCTTGGCGCCGTTATCCAGAGTTATGGTCTCAACACCATGTAGATAGTTAGCTGGCACTGAATGCCTCCTTTGCCTTTGCGGTCTTTACCGGTTCCTGGACAGGTGCCTGCTCAACCAGGTAGCCCTTGGCCAGCAGTGTCCGCACCCGCTCGTTATCATCCGGCAGGTCATAGGGTTTGCCCGGATGCATCAGCAGATCATCCGGCTGTTTGCCCTCTTTTTTGGGCGGCAGGGTGATGCCGGTGGCAACCGGCCCCTGGTAGAGATAGGTCTTTTCTGCCATTACGGCACCTCCGATGAGACGGTGAACGTCTCGTTAGTTGTCTCGCATAGTGCGGTAATCCGTTTGACCAGGATCACCGGCTCCTCTTCCTGCACTTCTATGTTGATTGTCTCTGTCCGGAACGTAATCTGGTACTGCCACAGCCGCCTGTTTTTAACCTTCAGGCCAGCCCCACGGCCCACATACCCTTCAGACACCGGGGTTAACTTCTTGCTGCAGTTGGGCGGGAGGAATCCGGTCAGGGCCGTCCGTACTGTTTCCATGTACTCATAAATACCACCCTGCTTACCCCGCAGGCTCCACATGGCCAGTGTAACCTCAAACAGCATCTCTCTGTCCTGGACAACCAGGCTGGTGTCCCGCGTGTCACCGTAATTGCCCTCGGCAAAGCGCACCAGCAGAGCGCCTACCCCGTGGGTAGGCTCGTAGGTCTCCGGATCATCCGGATAGCATTGCACCAACACCCGCTTGGCGGTCTTAACCTCCAGGCGTTTGATGATGGCGTCTTCAATGGGGCTGATAAAATCCATGATTAACGCCCGGTAAACCGGTCAAGGGTTGCATCATCGAAAATGCGATCGGCGGCAGTCTTGTTGGTTTTGAAAAAACCGGTTGCGCCCGGTTCGCCACCGGTTGAGGCCGATGGCAGCTCGGCCACGCTTAAACTGGCCAGCCCCTTCTGAACATCCCGCAGCCAGGCGGTTGCTTCCTTTGACGCCCTAGAGAGATCCTCCGGGATGGTGCGCTCCGGCATGCAACCGTAGATCCGGGCAATGGCCATATCCTCGGCATAGCCTGCCAGCTCCGGTGGCACCTCTGACAGCGGCAGGGTGTAACGACTGCGGAGGTACCCATCGATAATGCCATCCACCCGGCTGATCTCACGGTTGATCACCGTGAGGTCAGGTTCGGTCTCCTCACCGGTGGGTTGCTTGATGGTCAGTCTGATCAGTAGATCAACGCCATATTTATCAATGAGTGTCTCCGCAGTGGTGTACATGCTACTTCCCCTTTGCTGCTGGTTTGGCTGCTGCCTTCAGCTGCTCGTTTTCGGCCTGCAGATCGGTAATCTGTTTTTGTAGATCGGCCACAGCCTTGTCGTGCTCATCATTCAGAGTAGCAATTGCCTCCTGATGCTTACGGAGATCGGTGTCCAGCTCTGCGATCCTCGCTTGGAAGTCGACAGCCCGGTCAGTAGCGGCAGTAATTGTTACGGTTACGGGGCCTGGTACCGCCGCTGGATCAGCCTCACGTTTGCTGTCCAGATCAACATACGCTGATAATCTGGCAGCATCGTCATCAGACAGAGTGATCGCATCACCAATCTCAAAACGGCGACCGTGCATGATCGGAGACGTTACGGTGTAAGTGTTTTTCGACATGCCAGCCTCCTAGACATCCTCGATGTAGTAGCCCAGTTCAGGAGCGGTGATCATCTCCTTGATATGGGAGCCGGTACGAACGTCCATGCCGCCCTGGGCACCAATGTTTTTATCAAACTGACTACCACCCCAGGGGGCTTCCCAACGGGCCGTATAGCCAAAGGTAATGCCGCTATCTGCATTGGCCTCGGTGTCCTGATGGATCAGGGAGATGTTGCTGCCCCAGACCCGTGCCATTTGAGGCGCTTGCCCCTCACGGGCCGTGTTGACCCAGCCTTGTCCGACAAACAGGTTCTTGATCTCAAACAACTCTTTAACCTGTTCGCGGGTCGCCATACCCTTGTCACCATCGGTCCGGTTAATGGCCTTCATGATGTCCGGGTGGGTACGTAGCTTGCGCCAGCCGTCCTGGCCCAGGACCATAGTATTGGGTCGCATGATGGAGCTATCCAGGCCAGTGTTGATCACGCCGATCGGATCGGAGTCAACGCCATCAAACTTGCTGGTGCCTTCCAGTTTGACTTTGCGGGAATAGGTGGCTGCGTTAAACACGAGCCGCGCGGTACGAACCTCGCGAGCCAGAGACAGCAGCTTTTGCAGGTGTGCAACCATGCGCTGTTCCGGATCGTATTTGTAGGCAGCCTGGGCAGCACGGTTGATGTCCTTCATGGGGATCTCGCCGCGCAGGGCATGGTCAACAACGTTGGCCAGCAGCTTCTCAGCCTCCAGACTGACAGTTGTCGGTAGCGAGGTGCGCCCGACTTCGGTTTCGAGAATCTGGAACACATCGGTCTTGCGGTAATCCAGGTAATAAAACTCTTCACCATCAACCTGGACAAACGGCAGTACCAAGTCAGCAATCATGTCCTCGTTTTTGTAGGCCATGGCAACGGCGCACAGCACCGCTATAATGGGAAATGGACTTTTAACAGACACGGTTCAGCTCCTTTCTATCCTTTGAGTACGCCAGGGGCGAGATCAACGACGCAGATATCGTCTGCAACGCCACTTACAGACGCCTGTCCGATGTAGTACACGGTTGTATCGGCGGCTGGTTTGGTAACCGGTACCGCCTTGCCTGCGGCATCGCTGGTCAGGTAGTCACCACGCTCTACGGCGCCACCGTATCGCACCTTTGCAGGGCCGTTACGCTGGATGTCCAGTATCTGGTTCGCTGCATCAGCGCCCAAATCGGTTACTCCGATCAGCTTGTCGGTAGCAGCGGCTGCCTGCTTCGCAATGCCGTCGCTGGCACCATGGGCCACAATCAACTTGGCTCCGATCTCCGCTGCCGACCTTGATGCGATGCTGTATCCCAACACGCTCATTGGGCACCTCCCGTCTGGCTGGTTACGTGGGTTACCGCATCGGCGATAGACACGGTACGCCCTGCCTTGGCCTCTGCATCACAGAACTCCTGTGCCTTTTGAGCGATGGCCTTGGCGTCGCTTGAGACCTGCCCCAGATCCCCCACCTTGTCCTTGGTGGCATGCTCACCAAACTGAACCACTGTTGGCAGCGCCTGCAGTTGATCCTTGTAGACATCCAGAGCAGACTTGGTGGTTTTGGCATCACCCTCGCCAAACTCAACTGAGGCGGCACTGGCCAGGGTCATCATCTGGGCGATGGTGGCCTCCCGTCCGCTCTCTGGAACCCGCTGCTGCATCGCAGGGGTCATCAGGAAGTCACTGAACTCCCGGCGCTGATTGTCCTCGCGCCCGGTGGTCAAGTCTTTCTTGAGCCCGGCGACTTGATCTTCCAGCCCCTTGATGATCTTTCCCATCGCCTCGCTGAATGTCTTCAGCCCTTCGGCCACGCCTTTCGTGACCAGCTCTTGTACCTCTTCAGGTTTCATACCTTCCTCCTCGGGTTCGTTGTACAGACTGTTTGATTGTTCCGGTTCAGGCGGAGGTGTCAGCAGATCCTGCACCTCCCAGCCTTTGATTATGTTGTCAGCCTTGTCCGCTCCCAGGGTTTCAACCAAGTGGTCACGGAGGCGCATGATGATCTGCCCCAGGGTGGACATGCGCCAGTCGCTGTATTCGTAGGTAATGGCTGTGCCTTTATCGCCATCATTAAACGCAAAATCAGGCAGCCCCTTGATTGCCGGAGGCATGCCCCCCAAATAGCCGATGTGGCGAAGGGAACCGTCCGGGTAGACAGCAATGCTTTTCTTTTTAAAGAGTTTCTTGGAGGCCCAATCCTTGAACTCTGCTGCCACGTCCTTGTATTGCAGGTACAGACCATCACCCACCCGCTTGATGTCGGATACCCAACCAAACGCCGGGGCGTTGTCGGACGGGTGACCAATTACCAGCGGCGGCTCGTGGTAGGCCGGGTTAAACGAATTGACGATCTTATCCAGATCAGCAGTGGTCCAGTTGTGGGTCTTGCCGGAGCTGTCGGTATGCTGTCCGGTGCGAAATACCAGATCCCATTCATCCATGATGTTCATCTCCTGTTGTGTACGGTGCAACCGCACCGTACTGCAGTCCTTAAAATCAGTCCGTTGACCTGTTCAAAAAAATCATCTAAAGGGGCCGGACGCTGTTTATAAACTGGGTAGACCGGTTTCAGCCTTACCCGTGCCGCCTCTGGAGGCTAAAAACAGCCACAGGGGCTAAAATTTCAGATGCTGTGTAATGTCATCCAGAATGTCCGCCTCATCCTGTTTGCTGATGCCGAGGAAAGGGCGGGCGGGCATATGAAACTGTCTGCCCTTGCGACCTGCCGGTCCGCCTAATTGATGCACGGCGGCATATTTTTCAGGGCTGCCGACTATCAGTGAGTTTTCCTCGACCTGCGGGTTGATGTTGAAACGTAGGTGGTCATCCTGTAGCAGGATTTTGAGCGACTTTTTTTTCTTGGCTTTCCGCTTCAGGGTTGATGCCTTCAGGGCCTGCCACTTGTTCCCCTGTGGGTCGACTTCTTTATCCCACCGGTCTCTGGTGGAGTTAACCAATGTCTCACCGATGGTTTTGAGCGCTGGCTTGATCGTGCCTGCCTTGCGAGCCAGCGTAGCCAACCCCTGTTGTGCCTGGGGGATGTTGTGGGTAATGGTAACCAGACTCACCGCTGTTTTTCTCCCTGGGCAATCTCTGCCCGGATCTGTTTGGCAATATCAGACGGCAGCTGGTTGATCCGGTCGTTGAGGATGTCCTTGCTCTTCTGGGCCGCTGTCCCTGGGTTATACTGAAACCCTGGATCAATGCCGTTGGGGATCTCAAACGTCCGGCCCTGTTTATCTGTCCAGGAGTAGCTTCCATCCTGCGGAGCTTGCCTGATAGCGCTCCGGCCCATCCGCGCGATGTCGCGTTCACCGGCGCTGAAGATCTTGCACTTGCAGCCCCAGCCGTTCTGGGGGGTATGGGTAGCCCACCAGGGATCATCTGCGGGCAGGGTGGTGCCGTTCCA